CCCATCATCTGTCCACGAGTGATTGGAACTGGGTCAGAACCCTTGAGGTCTAGAACGGATCGAGTCAGGGAGTGGGTGACCAGCTTACGGAGAAATGCTTCAGTGCACTCAGGCAAACCCTCAGGGAGTTTGAACTGCGTGCGCTCAAGCATCGCTCGTGCGGCCTCCTCCGTGTAAGTCAGGAAAATATTGTCAGTGGCGGCTGAATAGTCACCGCTCACAATCTTTTCCTTCTTCCCCAACTTCATACCGAGGAGTGCCTCTTCAACGGGCACTCCACCTATGAGTTGGAACACGGGATGTTGGCGCATCTTACCATGCCAGGCCTTCTGGACTGGGGTAAGTAGCTGTACCATCCACTCTGACTTTGTGACAATCCGGACCTTCAAGGGCTCTGTCAACCCGGTTGCCCCAACAAGAATGGGTTTCCATTCTTGCTCGGGCATCCCAAGTTCGACAATAGCCTCTTGGATCAGTTGCCGAAGCATTCTCTCCCAAAGGGGTCCAATAGGTCCATCGGGCCCCAGGTCAGTATCTGTGAGTCTAAATGCCATGAGTATCTTCTCCACCACGGGGTCCTTCAGAAATCCCTCTAGGGGGAAATCTCGGATATAGGCCTGTAGGCCTCCCTCGGCTCGGGAATACTCATGACACGCAGAAACGGAAGGAGGAAATGGTTTGGTATAATCCGCAACCATCCTCTCCTCCCCCCCACAGAACTCATCCAGAGTCCGCTGAATCTCAAGGAACATGCGCCTCTTACGGGGCAGCACTTCCGGTTCGGTACGAGCAACAGACTTTGCAAAGTCCGCCACCTTTTCCCTCACCATCTCCTTTGTGAAAGACGGAAACAATCTCTTAGAATACAGAAGCAGTGCTCCCACCCGCATCTTCCTTGACTTCCCCGAACCCGTTACCCGATTGCGCATAAACTTTCGAAAGTTATTGCTGCAGAGGGCATATGGGTTGAACCGTTGAGGCGGTGTATCATCCTTGAGCATGTGGGGCAGCCAGAAGGCTGTCCACGACTTGAGGATGGACATCAACTCCGGTACGGAAGAAGAAGGAGGTGTGGGGCAGAGGACATTGTCAAATCTGTATCCCAGGAGATTGAAGGAATCAATGAGTGCGTCGTTGGCTTTACGCCAACAACCCTTAGCGCTCAACTTTGATATCTGTACTGGGTCCCAAACCAGTTCAGGTATCAAGTCATGAAAGTCAGCACTTTTTGGGGATCTTCTCAGATCCCTACGAGGCCGCTTGTCTTTCGACATCTGGGGGGCATGACTCCCCGCAGCTAGGTTCGTATTTATAGTACGGG